GAGATCCATATAACAAGGTTGGCAAAAATTTTATGAAGCCAGCACCAAATAGGATGAAATAAGGAATACTTATGAAGCAAATGAAAGAACACGCAAACCTAGTTAAGAATCTTCGTCGCCTACTCGAAACAGAAGTAAGCCAGGCCGAGGTTATGATGGCTGCCAAGGGTTTCTCCCAGGAGTTACAAGAAATGGTAGAAAAGATTGGTCGTCTACAAAACGAAGATCTCCCACCAGTAACCGATCAAATGCGCGAAACATACGGAACTGCATCCTCGTCTGCTTTCCAGACACAGATTTACGGTGCACTTCAGGGTGTTATGGATTCCTTGTATACCGCAAAAGGCCAAGTCGACGATGCTGTTTCTAATATGGCCTCGACAGGTCAGGTCAGCGCAGAAACAGATATGGATGCCCCAATGGACGGTATGGATGATGGGATGGACGATATGGATGCCAATGCCGGTATGGATGCCGATCTAGATAACATTGCCGGTGAACTCGATGCAGGCGACGAATTTGGTGGAGCAGGCGACGGTGAAGAACCTCTCGGTCGTTCGATGAAGACTGAATCTTTTCTACAAGCGAAAGTTGCGAAAATGAGACAGCTTGTTGAACAAGCCAAGAAACTCAAAGAATCGCAGAGAGCGTAATGAGAGCTAGAGAATTATTTGAGGATTACAACCAAAGCCTTCAGTCAGATTTAAGTGATATTCTACTTAACGCAAAAGGATCCGGAGCGGCACAAGTAAAAACCAGTCAAGTAGTTCAGCAATTACAAGGAATGGGATACGCTGTAACACCTGAAAGTTTAACAATGCTCCTTAGCGGTATTCCAGGTGTTCAAAATGCAACTCCTGAGATAATCACATTAGCATCGGACCAACCAGGCGAAGGTTCGGGTAATACACAAGATAGTGCAAGCCGAGTGTCGGATATGGCACAAAGTGCAACAGATCTTTAAGGAATAGAAAATGTCAAGTTGCGATTCAACAGCAGGATCATCATCGACGGGCGGCACAGGTTTTCCGACTGCTTCTACAATGGAGCAGATTGCTACCAATTACGGCCTGATTGCAACCGAAGAAGCTATGATCCAACAGGCTATATTGGCAGCAGCAAGTCAATGTCAGCCCGGCGGTGGTCAATTTTGCACAACTGTTGGTGGCACAACCCCGATGACATTTGTGTCTGGCGTCGGCACAGTTACTGTTGTCAATGGTGGGTCCGGATATTACCAAGATACACCTGCGGTAAGTTTTGTCCCTCCGCTCGGTGTTACTCCAACTACTGTTGCAACAGGTACGGTTACCACTAACGGTGGCAATATTATTTCCATTAATATTACAAACGGTGGTGCAGGATATCAACCAGTACCTGCTACATTGTCTATCAGTTCAGTTGCGGGAACCGGCGCCAATTTACAATTATTAGTTGATGGTTACGGTGGTGCATCTCAGGTCAATATTGTTGCTGGCGGAACTGGATATACTGTTAATGACACAATTACTGCTACCAGGGCAGTCGCTCCTAATGTAGCATATGTTAATGCGGTGTTTAAGGTAACCTCTGTTAGTTTAACTGGTGAATTAGTGCAGGTAGTAGTTTTAAATCCGGGATCTGGATATCAACCAAGTGTGACCACTGTTGAATTAGTTTCTTCTTTAAATCCTGCAACACCGTATCCATTGGGTACAGGATTTATGTCCACAGTAGCTACAAATACCTCTGGAACTATCACACAGGTTGTCGTAACTAATCCTGGCGCTGGCTATAGTGTATATTCGCCTTATTTAGTGATAACTGATCCGGGAACAGGGGCAATGACTAGTGTGACACTCGGCTCAGGTCTATCTGCTACTTCTGTAGCATCAATTTCTGTTACTGCACCCGGAACCGGTTATGATCAATTAGCAACCGGTCAGGTATTCAACCCCCCAACCGCAACACTTCCAAATCCCCCGGCGACACCAGCTGTCGTCACTATCAATGTTCCAGCAAATACATACGGAACTAATCCTAATCTTTATTGGCAGGTATGGGCGGGTACTGCAACCAATGCAGCAATTTCTGCGCAGCTCAATGCTGTTCTATCTTATTTTACGGGGCTAGGATATACAATTTCTATACAATCTAATCCTGCAACGGGATCAACCATCTCTTGGAAAATATGTTGGTAAGACATTGACTTGTGATGCTCTTTACGTTACAATTCGTTAATGCTTATACACAATAAATTCGAATACAAACCTCTTCAGAGAACCGATGGATTAAATGGAAGACGATATATCGTCGGCGAATCCCGGCCGCTCCCCAGTGTCACGACAATTCTTGGAAAAACAAAAGACCTTTCACACATCAGAGCGTGGCAAGCCCGCGTCGGATTAGCTGAAGCTGAGAAAATTAAGACTGAAGCATCTAATCTTGGAAACGGTATGCATAAAAATCTCGAGAAGCATATCCTCGGTGAAGAGATGTCCGGATCCTGGATGTCTAAGAATCTTGCAAATGTTATCATTAAGCAGGCATTACCAAAAGTAGATGAGGTGTGGGGTGTCGAAGTAGGATTATATTCAAAAGAATTATATGCAGGCACTACAGACTTAATTGGTGTCCACGAGGGTATTCCCTCTATTATGGACTTTAAGAATAGTCTTAAAGATAAAAAGAAAGAATGGATTGAAGACTATTTTATGCAGTTGGCTGCATACGCGCTTGCACATAATGAAATGTATAGTACAGATATCCGACGTGGTGTAGTTATGATTGCTACAAGAGAATTAAAATATCAAGAATTTATTATTGAAGGAGATGAGTTTACACATTACGAAACTATGTGGGCAAATAAACTATGCGCCTATTATGATCAGTTCGGTAAAGACTAAATACATCACAGGATCAAAAGGATAATAAAGAATGTCATCAACCTCATTGGCACCAGTCGTTGTCTCCAGAATACAGAATCGTAGAGGCACACAATCACAATTCGACGGGCTTTATCCGCCAGGATATAGTGGAGTCGGGGGATATAATAGCGGATCCTATAATCCAGCATTTACACCGACAAATTTTCCAAATGTATTAATGCCGGGAGAATTGGCACTTTGTACTGATTCTCGTCGAACATTTATGGGAAATCTTAATGGGGAATTTCTCGAACTTGCAGAAAATATTGCGGGCAGCGGACTTCAGTTGGGTCCTCTAGAGGTGACCTTACCACCAGTATCGACATTTACTGTTATACCCTCACTAACTTATCTTGCAACTCCTTTTACTGATTTTTTCTATTCCATTACAGATTCTGCATCGCCGGATTGGAATACTACCGGAGTAACCTTCAGTAGAAATGGAATACTTACAATAACAGCAATTTCTAACTCGGCAGTACTCACTGAAACGGGCACAGAGATTAATACTCAAGTGCCAAACGACATTAGCTTCATTGCAACACTTACTGGCACAAATATTCAAATTTCTTATATGCATAATTTTTCTAGTAATTTGAATTTTAGTACCAGTTCCATTCAATGGCAAGCATTCTAAAGATATAAAAATGAGCTGGAATAATATCCCGAACGAGGAGCGTCTGCGCCTCTGGAAAACATTAAGAGAAGACATTAAAGATCTTCCTGTTAAAGAACAACTCGATCAGTTAGCTATGTTTTGCAGAACCATACCGTTTGGTTCTCGCACAATCGATTACTATAGCCCGTTAGAATGGCCAAATCCGTGGGAGATTTTATTCCACGGAACTTTTTGTACGAGTTCAATAAGCGTACTAATGTATTATACCTTAATATTATTGCAGAGCGATAAAAACTTAGAATTGATACTTGTAGAAGATGGTGATGGAATATTTTTGCTTCCAGTAATCGATGATCACTTTGTACTGAACTATGAATTAGGCCAGGTAAGTAAGTATTCAGATATAAAAGATGATATCAAGATACTGCAACGGTATCACGCTAACGAAATTAAAAAAATAACATAAGAGAGAACATATGGCATTAATTAGAGAAATTATGGTAGAGAAGCGCGACGGAACAAAGGAACCATATGATGTTTCTAAAATTAAGAAGTCGATTCAAATGGCATCAGAAGGACAGGATGTTAATCCACTTGAACTAGAATCGAAGTTTGATCAATTCCTAAAGCCCGGTATCAAGACTCGTGACATTCAGCTGAATGTTATTCAACACGCGATACAATTGGCTACCCCGAATTCTCCAGACTGGGTAAATGTTGCAGGCCGCGCGCTAGCGATGGACGAGTGGGCAAATTTCCCATTAAGGGGGAAATCTTTTAAAGAAGTGGTGCAACATAATATTTCTAAAGGGCACTATTCGAGCGACTTACTAGATTACTATACAGATAAAGATTTAGACGATTTAGGGGCCGCAGTTAAAATGAGTCGGGACCTGGATTACAGTTATGCTAGCCTTATCACTGCCAAGAAAAAATATTTAGGTAAATTTGAGTTAAATCAACATATGCATATGGTGAATGCTATGCGATTTGGACAGTTTGAGCCACAGGAATCCCGAATTAAATTTGTCAAAGAAGCATATAACGCACTTTCAATGCGTAAGATTTCATTAGCTACACCATTCTTATCTAATCTTCGAAAAGGCGGAAATATTGCATCTTGCTTCATTATCGCTGTTGAGGATGATATTGATAGTATCTTTGATAATATCAAACGTGTTGCTCTGATTTCAAAGAACGGTGGTGGCCTCGGTATCTATCTTGGTAATCTTCGTGCAAAGGGATCGGATGTTAATGGATATGAAAATGCTGCAGGTTCGATTGTACAATGGATTAAAATCCTAAACGATACGTTGGTTGCGGTTAATCAGGGTGGTAAGAGGGCCGGCGCGGGAACTATTGCTTTACCAATCTGGCACAATGACGTATTAGATTTTCTTGATATGCAAACAGAACACGGTGATCCGAGAGCGAAAGCATATGATGTCTTTCCACAGATTACTATGCCAGATATTTTTATGGAACGTGATGAAAATAAACAATCCTGGACAACATTCTGCCCGTTTGAAGTTAAGAAGAAATTAGGTATTGATGTACGCGGTTTGTATGGTCAGGCATTTACAGATGCCTACCTGGTTATTGAAAAAGCAGCCGGCGCCGGCAAGCTAAAGATTACCCGCACATTCGATAATGCACGAGATCTGATGAAAATCATTATGAGAAGTCAGTTTGAAACTGGATTACCATATATCGCGTTCACAGATACTATCAACGAATATAATCCAAATAAAGATGACGACAACGGACATATCGGTATCCCCTGCGTCAATCTTTGTACCGAATCTTTTTCCAATGTAAAACCTGACGAGTTTGGTCACGTATGTAATCTAGCCTCTATCGTTCTCGGTAACATCAAGGATTTTAAGGAATTGGGCAAAATCTCCGAGTTATCTACTAAGATGCTTGACTACGGAATTAGCCTAACTAATGCGCCTGACAAGATTACTGCAGCTCACAATAACCGTTATCGAACTATCGGTATCGGTATGCAAGGTCTTCACGATCACCTAGCACGAGAGTATCTAAATTTCCGTGACCTGGATTACATTAGAGAAATTGCAGAGTGCGTCGAGTATCACGCAGTAATGGCAAGCATCGAACTTGCGAAGCGTTTTGGATCGTTTGAAGCATTTGATAAATCGGAGTGGAAAAACGGAAATCGCATCGCCAAATTTGCGGAACACGCAAGCGGCAAGTATAATTGGGCATTAGCGCAGGAACTCATTGACGTTCACGGAATGAGAAATAGTCAACTAACAAGCCCTGCTCCAAATACAAGCACTTCAATCTATATGGATTCTAGTGCAAGCGTACTACCAGTTTACGATGCATTCTTTTCAGATGATAATGCAAACGGTAAGATGGTAGTAGTTGCTAAGTTCCTAAAGGATAATCCTTTAGGATATGCTAAGACATTTCCAAAACATAGCGCAACTGAAATTGTTGATGTTGTTTCAGAGATGCAAAAGTTTATTGATACAGGTTGCTCAATGGAACTTATTTTTGACCAGCGTAAAGAAACATTTAACGCTAAAGATTTGTATGATGCAATTCATTATGCCTGGAAAAAAGGTATCAAGGCAATCTATTACATTCGTTCTATTAAGAAAAATGCCACAGTTGACAACGCTATTAAAGCGGAAGAAAATTGTGTCGCCTGCGCAGGGTAATATGATAAACCTTCCACACCCGATTCCTAAAGGTAGTTTTAGAATTCTTTTCCAGATTCCTGAATCTGAAGAAAAAGTTGTGGAAGTTCTTAAAGGTACTAATTTAGACATTTTATCGGTAATGTTAGAGAGTTACTCAGTAGAAGAAGTATCACATAAGTTTGATATGGTCTTAAGAATCCCAAGAGATGAAATTAATGAATTTTATTTCTGCTTAAACAATATTGTCTCTTATACACTGGATATTTTAGATACCAAAGAAAATAATAGGGTAATAAGAAGCGAAAATTTTATAATAGAAAAAATTATTGAAAGATATACCGAATACGATTATTGCAGTAGCGAAACGGCATTCGTAAAAATAAAAGGAATTTATAAGTGACAGGACTTACACAGAAAAAAATCTTTGACGAATTGGGCGATGATTCTCCCACTAATCGAAATATTATTAACGGAAATGCGACCGGAATCTTAAATTTAAATAGTGTACGTTATCAATGGGCATCTAAGATGTACAAGATTATGGTTGGTAATTTTTGGATTCCAGAGAAGATCTCTCTTGTTGATGACAAGGTAACTATCCGTGAATTGACAAAAGACGAGATGGAAGCATTTAAGAATACTCTATCTTTTCTTATCGCACTTGATAGTATGCAGGTAGGTAATTTACCAAATATTGCAGATTATATTACTGCTCCGGAGGTGAGTGGATTATTTACGATCCAAGCATTCCAAGAGTTAATTCACTCTCAATCATATCAGTATTTACTGCAGGAATTATTTCCAAATGTTGAGAGAGAAGATATTTACAATCACTGGAGAAATAATCCCCTATTACTCAAGCGTAATAAGTTTATTGCAGGCCAATATCAGATGTTTATTGATGACAAAACATTACATAACTTCAAGATTGCATTAGCTGCAAATTTTGCACTAGAAAGTATATATTTTTACAACGGTTTTCAGTTTTTCTACCAGCTAGCCGCTCGCAATAAAGTCGCAAACGTTGCTAAAATGATTAAGTACATTGAGAACGACGAAGTAACTCACGTAAACGTATTTGCAAATATTATACGTGAGGTGTTCGATCTTAATGATCCAGCAGACAAGAAGATATTAGTTGATACTATTACGCAGGCTGCAGAACAAGAGATTGAGTGGGGTAAGGATATTTACGGTGATCGTATTTTAGGTATCTCGCAAGAGAGTACCGAAAATTATATTAAGTACCTTGCAAATCAACGCAGTAAATTATTAGGGCTCGGAGTAATTTATAAGGGTTACACAAAGAATCCTTATGAGTATTTAAACACAGAGAAGCGTGAAAACTTCTTTGAAACAAAAGTAACAGAATATAGTCGCAGTGAAGCTGTCGACGGATGGGATGAATTTTAATGTTAGCATCAAAAAAAGAATTACCTTACATTGCAGTTTTTAAGACCGGTTCCGGTGAAGAATTTATCGGAAAAGTTATAGAAGAAACAATGATCGCATTTTCGGTTAAGAGCCCATTGTGTATGGTTCAAACTGAAACAGGATTGCGTTTTGCCCCATATATGATGATGGCAGATCCTGACAAGGCAATTAATATACCGAAACCGGTTATTACGGGATTACCGCCAAAGAAATTGGAAGAACAATACGAGCAGGTGTTGTCTCCGATCGCATTACCCCCGAAGATGTAAATCTTAACACTTCATAACACACAAAGGAAACTTATTATGAACAAGTCTGGCAAAACCCCTTATGAAATTCGTCTGGATCTTCTCCAACTCGCATTTGATATTCTGACTGCGAAACACGCGGCGGCCGCTGGCGTCGAAGCCGCAAACGGTCGTTATGGTGGCCATATCATTACCACTGCACCAACCACTGAAGAAGTTATTGCTGAAGCTGAAAAGATGAATAATTTTATCTCCAAGGCAAACCAGTAACATCGTCCGCATTGACATCCGGCATACAATGCAGTAAAATGTATTGATGCCGGATTTCCTTTTATCCAAAGAAAGAATGTATGAATAGCTTGGCCAACCACGTAAAAGATAATTTTAAGGGGATGTTAGTCTTCGGTGACGTCCATTCTGATTTTGCTTCCTACATAAAGGCAAGTAAATATGCAGATGTAAACGGCTTATTCTTTATGTCGTTGGGTGATTTAGTTGATCGCGGCAATCAGCCATTCGAGGTTGTGCAGGCGCATTCTGCACGAGTAGCTAACGGCACCGGTGGATTCACTGTTGGTAATCACGACAATAAATTTTATCGTTATGCGAACGGTGCAAATGTTCAATTTTCCCGTGATGGAAAAGGAACGCTTGCACACGTTGGCGAAGATAGAATGCAGGAATTTCTTCGAATGTATTGTGAGATGATTGAAACTCCCACCTTATCTGGTATATACCATAAGTTTGGTGATATGCTTCTTGTTCACGCAGCAAGTCATCCTGAGATGTGGGAATCCGGCGTGATAGGTAAAACCGCACAATCACGGGCATTAGTCGGGGAAACTACGGGCAAGATTGCAGATGATGGATATCCAGAACGTCTCTACAATTGGGTAGACGAAGTTCCAATGGGTAAATTGGTTGTAGTCGGACACGATAGAATGCCGTATGATAAGTTACTACTCGAACCCCTGCATAAAACAAATGCAAATGGTGGTAAAGTTATCTTTATGGATACCGGTTGCGGCAAGGGTGGATTCTTAACTGGAGCGGTGGTCGTGCCAATTAAAAGTGGATTTAAAATAGAACAATATGTGGAGTTCAAATGACCGGATACATTCCACGGGAAAAATATCCCTTCGAGAGTGATGACGAGTATCAACACGTGATAATTATTGATAAACGTGATGCTGGTTATCCTCTAACTAAAGAAGAGGAAGAAATGATCAGTTATAAGAATCCTAATACCTTAACCTATAGTGAAGAAGAAATTTCGGCAGTTATGGAAAAATGGCAAGATGGATCTGACTTAACCGACGAAGAGGAACAGATGATTGTTGATATTATCAATGATGGCGACCCGATGATGGGTGCAACAACTTAAATAGTGGAGTTCAAATGAAAGAATCAAGTTTTATCAAAGATGTACAGTGGACAAGTGATGGCACAACCGATACCCTCTGGGTTAGACTTAAGAGTGGGGTCTTCTATACCTATAACGATGTTCCGGAATGGGTGTATAATGATTTTATTGTTGCGGAGTCGTTGGGTAAGTTTTTCACCAAGG